ATTTAAAACAATATTTGCATTTGTTTTAGATTTTAAAACATCCCCAAAATGCCTATTATTTGTAATCTGATTTTTTAATTTTTCTAAATCTAAGATTTCCTGTTTACTAGCGTCAGTTTGTGTCTCTTTATTTCTTAGCTCTTCTATTCTTATATCTATCTTATTAATGTAACTCGATAAATCTTTTACTGGTTGTGTTGGGTCGCCAAATTCATTAAATACTTTTAACGCTTGATTTTCATATCTTTTTTGATCTGCCTCTAATTTTTTAGCGTATGAACTACCAAAGGTTTGAACACTACTTGCAAAAGTACTTAAGGCAGTTGCATAGTTGCCAGCATCTTCTGGAGTAGCATTTTCAATTACACCAGCCATGCTTGGTAATTCAAGCTGGGGTATCTTTGTTAAAGCTGCTGGAGTTACAGCTGTTTCTCCAAACCATCTAGCATTAACAAGTTTAGGTTCTTCTATTTTTGTACTGCCAGCTACTGGAGGAACAGTAATACCATCTAGTGATATTTGCTTGGCAATACCACCTCCCCCTTTTTTCTTGGGGTCTTCATTTTTACCAAGACTTAAACCTTTAGTTGATGCTGCCATTTACGTTTTTCTTAAACTCCAATCTTTCATACCAGCAGCATTTAGCTGGCCATAAGTACTAAAGCCACCAACAACAGAACTGGCCATGCCCAGAGCATATGGCCCAAAACTTGGGGTCGGTATTTTAAGAGGTTTAACAGGGTCGAGATACGTTTTCTTCAAATACGTTGCAGTCTGGCCTCGCCTACTTGCCCGATTAGCCTGTGCATCAAGTCGCTGCGATTGAGTACCAGCCAAACTAAACGCAGTATTTCGATTCGTTATAAAGTCTGCTGCATTTCTCTGTCGTTTTATATCCGCAATCAAAGTCCATGCGTTTGTTCCTAATCCTCTTATTGCTGCAACTTCTCCTCTCTTTTCTAAGTATGTCCGACCCCTTGCAGTTTTTTCTTGTGCTGCTTGTTCTTGTTGCTGCATCTGATTCATAGTGATTCTGGTGCTATCTCTTTCATACTGCAAGTCTGCTAAATAATTTGCATGCTCGATAGCATCCTGATTCATTAATTTTTTTGTCTCCTCAGTCATCCTATTGGACTGAGCCTGTAGCAGATTGCTTTGATATTGTAAATTCTGTTGAGCGTTTTGATATGCAACATTTGTCTTAGCTTGCTGGTATTGCATATAGCTACCAGCTACACCTAAGACTCCTGAGATAACAGCTATAGGAATTGCACCACACATAGTTAGTTCTTTACAAATTCGTAAAAAGTTCGACCTTCTGCACCAAATGTAGCGTGTTTCTTAATGATTGAGAAACCCATCCACTTAATCCATTTTATATGAGTTTCGTTTCTTGCATCAACATAGTTGTACAACAACGGATAATTGCAATGAAACTTTTGTAATTCCATAGGTGAATGACGTAAAAAATCTCTAACATCTTTATAATCAGATGTCATAGACTTATGCCCTAGCATCCATATTCTTCCTACTTTTGGAGAACAAGGAACTACACCATACATGCCCATAATATTGCCTTTACGACCAATCATAGTCATACAAGGTTTACTGCTAAAAAAACAATAAAACATTTGTTCTTTTGGCAATGTGCCAGAGTAGGCTAAAATTTCCTCTTTATCTTCTTGTCGCATATTTGCAGCGACAGTCATTACATCAGACAATATTGACTTTCGCCAATGAAATTTGCCTATAGTCGTCTTGCTCTGGTGTGTAGCCATCCTTCCCATTCTGATGATTGGATACGACAGGGTAGTGGACTATCGCTTAAAATTTCAACTTTAGTATCATTATTATTTGCCATTATTGGTACTTTAAATTTACCAGTTAAAAATGGGGCCTGTCCTAAAGCTGGGGGGTTTTGTCCTACGATAAACCCATTATATGGATAAGTAAATGCCTGTCTTCCTCTAGGTGTAACTTTAATTTGAAATGCAGAGGTATCATCAAAAACAAATGTCCAAGTCCTGATCTGTAATCGAGGGCCAGAAACTACTGCAACACCACCACCAGTAGGCTGTTCTTTTAAATATGGTGTACTAAACTCGTAAGTCATATCATACCTTTCTCCTATAAAAAATTTTGCATTAGACAAATCTCCTAATACAGTCATAGTTCCATTACCAGCAAATCCAGATTGCGTAGCTCCAGATAAAGTTTCTGCACTTGGAACTGTTACTTGACCATGTTGTATTGTATTACCAACAACATCCCTACCAACAACAACTTGTATTCCAGCTGTGGCAGTTGGATAAGGCAAAGAAATAATTGACTGAACACCAGCACCACCTTGATTAATTACGTTGATATGGCACTTAGTCTCATCTATTTTTCTATCTAATAATATTTCTAAATTACTACCTTCATCTACTGATTCTGGTCGCAAAGAGCATTTTTCTAAATAAACTCCGTCTGCATATTGAAGTACAAAAAATACATCACTATCTATAATTGATGCACCAAGTACTTGCTTATCTCCTTTGACTTCCCAGAATGACCAAGATGATTGTAGCTTCTGGTCTTCTTCATAAAAGAATTTATAGAAATAAATACGTTTAGGCTCGTCTTTACTAATAGCTACAACTGTTTCTTCTGATGCTGAACTAACCATACTAACTATATTTCTTGGAATATATCTTGGAACAGCTGACGATACTTCTTCTGATACTGGAACTGATGCTGTTACATCTGGAAGATAAAAGTCACGCAAACCACTAAACTCTCCTTTAGGTATAGAGAAATAAACAGTTCGACCAACTGATATAGGGTCAACTGTCGGTTCAGTTTCATATGTAGTAATAGCTGTTATTGTTGCAGTCTTAGGAGTCAATGCCCCACCAATAGTTGACGCACCAGCGTCTAGTCTAAATTGACCATGCCGACTAAATAGCAATAGTGTATTTGCAAAAGCCAAGCTAGAAGTTAAGAAATGTATTTCGGTTCCTCCAGTAACTAGATCAATAGGGTCACTATCTACAATCGTTTGTACTGTCTCAGGAAAAAACCTATCGTAACTATCAGCAGCACTCATTAAAACATTTTCGTCTGCTAGTAATACAAGTCTGTTTCTAAAAGTATTTATATTATTAATCGTAGTTCCGACAAAAGTAGGAGTAGGAGCGGTAGTCATGTCTCCAGCAATTCTAGGGCTCCAATCAAACTGTTTAAATTCAAAAGTGCCAGTAGCTGCATCACGAACTAATACATGTGGCATAGTTGATTTATTAAATTTAAAAGGTTCTAGTGGCCCAACTGTTTCTCTCCAGATGCCAAAACCAAATGCTGTATTGTTGCTAGTTTCAAATTTAACGTAGTAATCGTCTAGTCTTGTAGTTTTTGTTCCTTGCACTTTAACAATAAAGCCATTTTCACATAATGTTGGCAAGTCACTAATTGTATCTATAGCTCCTCGAATAGCTTTTGTATAAGTACCAGCTTTTGAGTCAGTACTTTCTATAACAAATTCTGTATCGTCATTTTTTTCTATTCTTATAATGTACTGGTCAACAGTAAAAGTCCAACCACTAGATAATTGACTTATTAGCTGGTTAGTTAAATCAGATGCAATAGTGTTTGAGTTAGGTACTGTACCTCCAGCTGAAGCGGTTTGGTGAGTTGCGGTAGCCAAAGTTGTAGTGCCAGCAGCATCTTTTATCTTTACTTCATATCTTGTGTCATAGTCAGCAGCTTTAATAAAAATAATTCCTTTGCGTGATACATCTGGAGACAGTTCATTAAACCTACAAGTTCCGCTAGTGTCCAAACTTGTAGCTCCAACTAGAGTGAAATTATCATCATCAACTTTTGTTGCTGTATATGTACCATCTACTCCAGTACCAGTTTCAAAATCTATTTGTATTTTTACACCAGTTTCTAACCCATGACCATTTGAGTTAACAGCTATTATAGTTCCAGCAGCTGGCGGTGTTGCCCCATCATTTTGCGTGTAAGTACCAGCAAAATCCATAGTAACTGTTTTTTCTCTGTTAACTATGAAAGTGTAGTCAGCAACTGACGCAATTCTAAATTTATCGGCTGGGTCTGAATTATTAGAAATATCTAAATAACTTGTACTGTTAGGAGTAGAAACAGATTGTTGCGTACCATCTACATTAAATACATCTATTGA